TCGTTCCTGAACCAAGCAACAAAGTGTTATGAACGAGGTAGCTGGCAGTGTCGATTGCCGTTACCTGAATGACGCTTCCGACCAAACCGCCTTTGGTTGAGCCGTTGAAAGTCATCACGTCATTTGCTGCGGCTGGGAAGAAAGCTTTTTTAGTGCTGTCATCTACAGCAACCATAGCTGCGCCTTTGAACTTGTCAGTGCCATCGGTGAGGATGTCCAAGTCAGTTGCAGCGGTCTCAATGTAGAAGAAAAAAGACGCACCAATGTTGTTGTCTTGGTTAGGCGACGTGGGATCTGTGGGGGTGCTGGAGACAATTGATGGCAAAGTAAACTTGCCGTCTGCGTCGTTGAGCAGAATGATCTTGCCAGCATGAGCCGCCACGGTCAGCGTGGTGTCTGCGGACAGACTGACGCTGCTATTTACGCCTGCGGTGATGAAGCCGCCCAGCGATCTGACTGGGCCTGAAAATGTTGTCTGTGACATGGTATTACCTCTTACGAAAGGATTCGCCCCAGAGTCTTCGTAACGTCTGCTGAGCCAGTCGCCGGGGCTGGATTTATCTCAGATCCTCAGTGTATGCCAACGACCCGCCAAAAAAAAGTTCAATTATTTGCACTTTTGCGTGTATACATAGTTGCACATAGACACGGGATCTGTATAATTAGGGCCATAACAACGGAGAATGATGATATGACTAACGACATCAACATTGGCGACAAGGTACGCAGCTTTGATTTCCCAACGCACCGCGACATCGACGCGCCAGACGCCTGCTTCATCGAAGGCATCGTAGAAGGCTTCACCAAAGTAGAGGGCTGCATGAGATTTGACATCAAAGCAACGCGGGTAGTCTTCGATGGTGTCGAGAGAGACTTTGAAGAAGGCGAGCGCGCCTTTCCACCGCTGAACGGTACGCCAACGAACATGGGCCGCATCACTGACGGTGTGGTCAAGGTCGAGAAGCCTAACCCAGCTAACCGGATTGCGGACATGGATGTGAGCAACCTGACCGAAGATCAGCTTGACGCAATTCGCACTCTGGCTTTGGCAGCAGAAGAGCATTTCGACAGGCTGGGTGCAGCCAGCGAGTTTGCTCCGAAGGCGGATCGCGCAAACAGGGCTTCGATACAGGCTTTCATACTAATTGGCCGCATACGGAAAGAGAAAGAAAACAGAACGGAGGCCGCGTAAGCGGCACAAAAAAAGGGGGCTTATGCCCCCTTTCTTTTGCTTGGTATCTACGCGCCTTGTGAGCCGTAGATGCCGCGCCAGTCACTAAAGCCGAAGCTATAACGCTCACGGGCCTTGTAACGGATGTTACCAGTCGTAAAGTCTGGCTCCATCGTGGTTTCCATGCCTGTTCGCTGGAACATCTTCAAGCCTTCGCCAGAGTCAGTAACACTGGTTAGCAAGAAGAACGCATCAGGGTCAGTCAGGTAATGGTTTACCGTGTAACCACCGGGCAATACACCCGTGTTGCGTACAGCGTTGATGTCGTTGTCGGCAGTACCAGAACGCAAAGTTGAGTTCAGGATACGGTCAGCAACAAACGTCAACTGAGGCGGAACAACCAGCTTGGTGGCTTGAACAGAGATCGTTAGACCTTTGTCATCGGTAAATGTGCTGATATCAATCAACGCATCTTCCAAAGACGTTTCGTTCAAGTCAGCCATTGAAGCCGCACGGTTTGCAGCAGTGCCGCCACCCGCTAGAGGGTGTGCCGTGTTGATCAATGTAACGCCGTCACCGCCAGTGAAGTTTGCGTCAAACGCATTGTTCAGTACGTCAGCGCCTTTTACTTCCTTGGTGTTAGCCATAGATCGGGCCAAAGCCTTCACATATCGCTTGCCCAGTGAGTCGTAAAGGTTGTCCTCTACGGCCTCATCGGTCAAAGCGAAAGCCAACGCAACGGTGTCGTGCGTGTAACGAGCGGTATAAGACTCAGAAGCGTTGTCGAATTGTACGCCTTGGCCTTCAGTTTTGGTCGGTGCTCCACCGAAACCAGTGATCAAAACCTCTTCTTCAAAGGCTCGCTGTGAGTCTTCAATAGCAAAGATTTCCTCGTACTCGCGGTCATAACTGTCGTAAGACATGCCGAAAAGCGAGTTCAGACCCGGCTCTAGCTCTTTAGCTAGTTGTGCTCTTGAAATAGCCATTGTCTAGCCTCCTATTTAAGCTAAGCCAGCGCCTTTGACGCCGAATACTGAGTTTTGAATAACCACAAGCACGTTGGTGTTTGCGGCCCCTGTGTCCGAGTTATTCGGATCTTCCGAGATGTCAATCGCTTTGATTGGCAGAGTCGTGTTGGTCGCACCAGTGGTTACGTCCAACTCGGCACCAGAGATGCCCGTTTGAGTGCTGCCGCTGCTGGTGTAGACAATATCAAAGTTTCCGAATAGATCGGTAACTGGGAATGTGTCATCAGCCTGCACTTCGTAAACAACATCTGGGTCATCAATGATGAAAGCGATGATGTCTGAAGCGTTAGTGCTTGCAGGGTAGTAGTTGCTGAATACCTGCTCACCAGAGGTGGGATCAGTGTATTGAACACCATTAAAAACACCGACTACGGGCACAGTGCCACCGTCAGCGTGTACTTCCACCGTACCACCAGTGACCTGAGCAACCATGTCGCCTTGAAAAATGGAGGTTCCATAGTTCGCAGCAATACGATATCGACTCTGGCCGCCCGTGTAGGGTGCGCCACCGATCATTCTGACCGGCTTCATTCCAAATGCAGCGTCTTTATTCGCCATTTGTAATTACCTCTATCTACGTCCAAATGTGACGTTGCTATCGCGCTGAGGATCGTATTTAACATAACGGCTATCGCCACGGGCTTCGCTGAACATGGTGTTGTCCAACGCATCAGTGGCCTGTTGGCTCTTCGCCTTGTAATAGGCTCGTCGCTCTTCAACCGTTTCATTAGGGATCTTCGCTAATAGCAACCCTTCGTTGTAAACCACGCCTTCGTGCCGTCCATTGTCCATTGTCGGTAAAGAACGCCATTCTTCAGGTAGATCGGTGCCTCTTACGAGATCCCAGCCTTCTCGAAGCCGACGCGAGACATTAGCTCGGTCTTCTTGTCCCAACATTGATTCCCTAATCCACCGATAGGTATAACCTGCGGGTGGGGGAGGGGTTTCCAATGAGCGCACGGGTCGCCACGGTTTTCTGCGAGTCTGATTATCGTGTGACTGCGAATCACGGGATGAACGTGCGTTTGCTTTTGCTTCTGCCATTTTAGCTTGCCTCTCTTGCTGCAATTTTTTGCTTCTCTTTCGCCACTCGCTGCAACCATGCCTCTTCAGACATATTGTGCGGCTTGAGGCTTCTGAGTCGCTCTAGCTCAGACTTAGAAAAGCTTACGCCGTTCTTTTTGCCTTGTGTTTTTGATCGGCCCCCTTGGGGAGCTGAAGCGACTCTTTGCACAGCGGGTCGAGCTTCACTTTGAACGATCTTAGATCCACCATTAGCGGATTTGGTATGAGGATAAACCGTACCTACACGGCTGTCCAACTCTTCGTAATACTCGTCAGAGCCTACGTCATAGCCCTCATTGGCTAGATTGTAGTGTACATAATAGGCGTACTGCGTAGCCTTCATGTCATCTTCATCGTCTTTGTTAGCGTACCAAGGGTTTCGATCATGCCACTCCAGAGCGTCTTCAGTCGGAGTAACCTCTTGCTCAGCTTGTTGATACTGCTCCTGTCGCACAACCTGCTCGTTGCCTTGCGACACATACTCTTGCTCTTGAGCGGTTTGCTGTCGAGCCTTGGCGACTCGAAGCTTTTCTTTCTGGATCGATATATCGCTCTGTAGCTTAGCTGCCTTGGTGATCAAGTCTGCATCACCACTTTCAACAGCTTTGCGATAAACATCGTCTATTTGTGACTCTTTAGAAGATAAAGCCTCTTCCTCTTTAGCCAGAACTTGATTTGACTGCTGAACTGAATGCTGTCGGTACTGCTGAAGCTCCGCTTCTTTCTGCAAAGCAATCTGCTCAAGCTGCTGCGCTCTTTGCTCAGCTTCTCGGTGCTTTGCGTTGAGTTTGTTGATCCGCTTGCTAACCGACTTGGTGTAGTTTTCAAGCTCGTCGCCTTCACTGGCAACGTCAGAGCCTTCTACTGGGTCTTCTGTGACCTCTATCGAGACCTGTTCTTCCTCGATCTGCTCGGCGTTTTGATTCTCAATCATGTGAAACTCACTATGTCATCTGGGTTAAGAATGGTGCCAATGACCTCATCGTCATTGATAATTCTGACTTCTCCGCCGTCTTCGAGCTTAAATCGAGCGCCTGAGTAGCGGCCAATCAGAACCCATTGCTTTTCTTGGCACCACGGCTTGTTTCCAAACTTTTCCGTGTCGCCGTAGCAAAGTGGCCCCATTTTTACAACATATGCCACAACAGTGGCAAGAGCCTCTCGATCTACGGTTTCTTTAAGAAGGTGTATGCCGCCATCGCTCTGAGCTTTGCCTTTGTATGGCAGAACCAACATTCGCCAGCCCGTAGGGTCTGGCATACGTTCTAGGGCGGATTTATCAAGCAGGGTTGGGTCGAGAACGCGCTCATCGCTTGAAACGTAAGCGGATTCAGTGGTCGGGATTGTCAATTTAGATTTCCTTATAGAATTCTTTGATGGTTTCCTCGACCAAGTTTATAACAGTTAGCTCTCCCTGCAAACTTTTATAATGTTCTATATCTTTGAGCATACCGTCCATCATGACCTCGCGGATAAGCTCTCTCCGTTCAGCCATGACCCGTTTTAGGCGCGACCCAAGGTCAATGTCATCCACTAAACTTTCTCGTGGAAATCGAAGCCACGAGTCGCAGCGCCAGCGCCACGGGCCTTGATTACCTTGACCTCGCCGCCCATCGTGCGGCGAATCAGCTCAGGCGATGTAGGGCCAGATTTAATGGTTTTTGTAGGTGACTTAACCTTTTTGATTCGGCTCATGTCTTTCATCAGTCTTCCTCGCTTTCTTCAGTTTCTTTTTTGGCAGCGGCCTTTTTGGGCGCTCTTTTGATAATAGGCTCTTCTTCAATGACGAACTCTTCTTGAACCTCTTGAGCGACCACCGCTTCAGCCTCTGGCTCTTTGACTACGGGTGGCTCTTCGCCAGCAATTCGAGCCATCTTTGCGGCAATGCGCGCATCGCTCTTTCTTTTCTTTTCGTCAGCATCTTTCGCCTTTTTTTCTGCTAAAGCCGCTTCTACCTGCCTAGCAAGCTTTTTGCTTTCACGCAGCTCTTCAATTCGCTGTCGGACGTAACTTGTTGATGAAATTAAATTAGCCACTATCGGCCTCCCATGTTTTTATTTTGCATGTCTAGGAGCTTCAACTCCGCTTGTTGCTCTAACCGACGAAGTGCTACATCTAACTTATCGTCTGCAACTTCTTTCTGAATTCCAAGACGCTGCTTGGCAATCTCTGTCTCCAAAAGTTTTTCTTTCGCTCTTTGCTTTTGTTTTTCCTCGAATTGTTCATTTTCAGCGTCGATAGCTTTTTCTTTAAGGTCTAGCTCTTGCTGCCTGATCTGAACCAAAGGATCTGTCTCATCGCCCTGCCCAATCGATTCGAGCAGCTCTTGAGTCAATTGCGCCAGAATCGGTGCAGAATACTGCTCCATCTGCATTTGAATCTGGCTTTGCATTTGCTGCAATTGCTCAGGAGGCACTTGGCCAGATTGTGATGCCGCCTGCATCTCTTGCATCTGCTGGCTAATTTCTGGCGGAACTTGGTTTTGTGCCATTTGACTAGCCATGAATTGTAAGTGCTGCATCATGTGGCCGATGATCATTCCCTGAAGCTGCGGGTTCTGCTTAACCACGTCGGTTAAAAATAACGACCTGTGAGCGTCAATATGCGCCTGATGGTTCTGGCCCTCAAAAGCCTGTGCAGGCTGGCCCATCAAGAAGCCACTGTTCTCGATACCCGCATCCATAGGCATGGGCTGCGGTGGCTGAGGTGGCGGCTGAATGAGGCTATCCACATCATCCACGCCCAGAGCCGAGTACATGCGCCTATACGCCTCGTAGATGCCCTGTGGCCCGTGTATTTCAGGATTAGACTGCACCATCGTAAGCAGCTCTTGAGCCATCGTAATGCGCTGTGACTGGCTGAAAATATTGGGATCTGATACGGGGATGACATCAACTCGGCCATCAAAGTCCTGACCCATAATCTCTTGGGGGCCATTGCGTGAAACATAGGGGTAGTTGGGCGGTAGATACTCAGCAAACACCTTGGCAAGAAGTTGGAACTCAAGTTTCTGGCTGTAGTGCAGGCGCTTGTGTATGGCGCTCATAACCTTGGTGCCACGCTCCAGCAGAGCCACTGTGGTGCCTACTGGCATGGCTTGGTTCATATCACCGACATTCATGTCAGCTATAGACGCAAATCGCTTACCAGACTCTACAAGCAGCCCTAAGAGCTGCATGAGCACGTTGCTGGGTTCTTTGATCGGCAGCGGTATCAGGTTTTCTCGCAATGAAGCACCCGTGGTGTCGATGTCGCGGAACTCGCCCGGCTGTAATGGGCTGTCTTCGTCACGAATCCGCATACCGCGAGCCTTGAAACCTGCTGGCAGGTTGGCCAAGGTGCCAGCGTCGATGAGCTGGCGCAGAATGGACGTGGCTGACTTCGATATGCCACCAATCATGTGGCTCAAGCCTAACCCGTAAAAGCCAAGGCCCGGCAAGAACTTGTATTGCACGAAGAAATTGATCTTTGTCTTGAGAGGGTCAGTTTCGATGTAATTGCGTCGAATCGACAAAACCTTCTGGCTCTGTTCGTCAATTGTGACAATGTACGGCAACTTGAGGCCCGTAGGTTCTCCGTCCTCGCCAACGTCTTCAAAGCCGGGTATGTCTAGGATGGTGTGCGTCTCAAAGACAACGTGATCGCGGTCTTCTCGATACGAAGGCTCCATGCCCTCAATCTCGTCAATCTGCTCTTCAATGTCGCTGCGATTTACAGTCATCGAGCCGCCTTTAAGCTCAACATCGGCATAAAATCCGCTGAGCTGCTGCTTCTTGATCTCGTTACGGCTCATGTTCAAAACATGAGTAACTCGCTCAGCCGAGAACAAATCGGGCGCTTCGTAAGGAACCACAAGGTCTTGAGGCTCGATAAACTTGCTCATCGCACGGCTTGAGCCAGTATCAAAGTACACTTTCTTAAACGCAGAGCCTGCGAGCGGAAGATAAAACAACAGCATATCCAACTCTGGATCGTACTCTTGCATGACGTTCATGATGTAGTAATTCATAAAGTCTTGAACGCGACCAGCCTGCATTTCAACCTCTGGGCTTCGCGCGCCCACTATCTCGGTTTTGACTGGGCCTTTCGACGGCAAAAGCTCTTTGTAAGCTTGAGCCTGAAACTGCGTGACAGATTCTGCCAATATCGGGTGAATAACCCCAGAAGACCTCTC